TATTAGTTTTTTGACTATAACTCTAAATATACCTATTATTATTAAAAAAATAAACAGGGAAAATATGAAGACAAATGAAAAAGGGGAAAACCTCAAAAATCCAAACAAATAACTTTGCAAAAATAACCTATGGTACAGTAGATTCAGTAAAGTTAAAATCAATTTATTTAAACATCCAAACTTGGGTAGAACCCATCGATGAGTACGAAAATTGGAATAGAGTAGTACTAAACATGAGCAGGGCGATAAAACACGCAACATTAGATTCCGTTAATAACAATCTTTTTGAAGAAAAATTTATTGTAGATTTAGATTTAAGGTCAAGTGGAATTTCATTAGGTAAAAAATCATTTATGAACTTAGAAATCAATTTTTACTTAATTAAAGACGATAAGGATTTCAAATCAAAAGAAATTAAAGATTCACTTAAAAAAATCGCTAATAACATATTTGATGAAGTCTTTTACAACAATGAGTATTTTAAATTTTATTTGACAAAAAAAGGTAATCCAAATAATGAAACACTACAAATAGCAAATCTTTGATATTTATTAAATAAAAATATTAAACATGGATTTGAAAATATTAAAACCTCATGAGAGTGGTAAAGGTATTTTGATTGAATATGATGCGGGATTTATTAATCCAAAAGAAGAAAACAATCAATTTATTATGGAGTCTAAAGCAATGTTAGACCATTCCAAACCTTTTGAATTCTACGCGGTGTTACAAAAGTATAATACCCCAAACAGAAATGGTAGAATATACCCTGAACGTATATTAAAAAGAGAGGCTGACAATTATAAAAAGATGATTCAAAAAGGAACGGCTCTTTCTGAGTTAAACCACCCTGAATCTTCTCTTATAGACTTGGATAGAGTATCTCACATAATAACCGATATTTGGTGGGACGGGCCTGTATTGATGGGTAAGCTAAAATTATTAACTTCACCAGGGTTCCATGAAAGAGGTATTGTTTCTACTAAGGGGGACATGGCAGCTAATTACTTAAGACAAGGTGTAACATTAGGTATATCATCTCGTGGTGTTGGTTCACTTAAAAAAGTTGGTGAACAAAATGAAGTACAAGACGATTTTGAATTAATATGTTTTGACTTGGTATCTTCACCATCAACACCTGGAGCTTATTTATTTAGTCAACCTGAAGAAAGATTTAACTTTGAAGAAAATATTGAGGAAGAAAATAAAATGAAAATGCAAAAACAAACTGGTGGAGCTACAGACAAATCTATTGACTTAATGAAAAGATTAACCGATTATTTGGGATATTAAAAATTATATTATGGACGAAAAGTATTTTGTAGCAAAAATCACAACTGATATGGTTGATGACCAATCAGGAAAAATTAAAAAATTAAGAGAAGAAAAATTGGTTAGGGGTTATAGTCCTACTGACGTTGAGGCTAAAGTAACTAAAGTTTACGAAAACTACACTCAAGATTGGAGAATCACAGCCATTGTTGAAAGTAAAATTGATGAGGTGATAGAATAATAATTTCAATTATTTTCAATAATTAAAAGGGGACAATAGTCCCCTTTTTTATTTTTTGTGAATTTGGAAATATTTATTGTATATAAAAAACCATTTATCAAAATAGTGATAATTAAACTTTTTTGCTAAATGGTAATATTTATATATTAAAATATAAACAAATTATGGCAAAAGAAAAATCTTTAGTAGAAGAAGCAATCATCCAAATGAAAAACTTGGAAGAAGCGGTTGCTGAAAATGCAAAAGGAATACTTGCTTCAACAATGAAGGAAGAAATCAAAGAATTAGTAAAAGAATCTCTGTCTGAACAAGAAGAAGACGATATGGAGATTGACACAGACGTTGAAATGGAAGAACCTGAAATGGATGACATGGAAGGTGACGAAATGGATACTGATAACGACGAACTTGACATGGACACCGAAATGGACATGGACATGGGTGATGAGGAAGACACTATCGACCTAACTGGCATTGAAGATGAAGATGAAATCTTACGTGTATTTTCTTTAGCAGGTCCTGAAGACAACATTGTTGTTGTAAAGGATGATGCTGGAAACATTAATCTTAAAGATGAAGGTAAAGAATACATGATTGTTGGTGAAGGTGATGATGACGACTACACTGGTGACATGGAAGAAATGGAAGGTGTTGATTATGGAGACATGGAAGAAGAATTTTCTGAAATGTACGATGTTGAGGAAGGCGAAGAGTCAATTGAAGATATCGTTGAAAGAGTATTCATGAGTGATGACGACGAATATGGTATGGACGACATGGATGATATGAACATGGATTACATGGACATAGATGATATGGATGATTATATGGACTTACCATCACAACCTGAAGAAGACAGACCTGGTGGTATGTTTTATGAGGAAGAGTCTGACGGAGAAGAAATTGTATACGAAATCGAAATGGACGAAATGGAAGACATGGAAGAAGGTGAATATGGTGGAAACAAACACGACTTCAAGAGAAGAGGTGGTCGCAAAATGGGTGACGTTGATGGTCACTACAAAGACTATGAAATGGAAGAAGGTGATGTTGAAGCTTTAGATGACGTTATGGAATCTAAAATGACAGTAAAACCTAAAGGTGTCGGAATGGGTAGTCCAAATAAAAGAAAAGTGTATTCTAACAAACCTAACATGGAAGGTGGTTTTAAAACTATTAAGAAAAAAGTTAACAAAACCATGGGTACAGGTAAGGCAAAATTTGAATACAAAGAAGGTGAAAACATGGACGGTAAAATGAAAACCGTTAAAAAGGATGAAACCAAAGAGGCGGCAAGAACTTACGGAAACGGTTCTAAATCAGGTCGTGGTTTAAGAAAAGCAATCACTCCTAATAGAAACTTAACTTTCGAAAGTACCGCTAAAGAAGTACAAATTCTTAGAGAGAAAAATGAAGAGTACAGAAAAGCACTTAACGTGTTCAGAAATAAATTAAATGAAGTTGCAGTATTTAACTCAAACTTAGCATACGCAACTCGTTTGTTCACTGAACATTCAACATCTAAACAAGAAAAAATTAACATCTTGAGAAGATTTGACGGTGTTGAGTCTCTAAAAGAATCTAAGAATCTTTACAAGACCATTAAAGATGAACTTTCAGTTAAGACAAGTCAACCAATGAACGAATCTATTGAGCGTAAAATTGAAAACGTTCAAGTAACAGGTTCAGCGGTTAGCTTGATTGAGTCTAAAACTTATGAAAATCCTCAGTTCTTAAGAATGAAAGATTTAATGGCAAAAATAAAATAAAAATAAACTAAACAAAAATTAATAAAAAACCAAAAAAATGGGAGCATTATTAGAATCAGGTCTTGTTGGTAACATCGGTCTTAAGCACCTTAAAGTTATCAAAGAAGATACAATTAACAAATGGGACAAATTAGGGTTCCTTGAAGGTCTTAAAGGCCACCTAAAAGAAAACGTAGCTCAGCTTTATGAAAACCAAGCTAGCTTCTTGATTAACGAAGCAACTTCTGACGGTTCTTCAGGTTCTTTTGAAACTGTGGTTTTCCCAATCGTTAGACGTGTGTTTTCTAAGTTGTTAGCAAACGATATCGTTTCTGTACAAGCAATGAACTTACCTATCGGTAAATTGTTCTACTTCGTACCTAAAATTCAAGGTTACAGTGGTGGTACTAACACTCAGTGGAGTGATGTATCTTCAGGTGACCACTACGCACCTGTAGGTTCTCCTGGTAACTATCCTGGTGACCCAGCAGCGGGTTATAACAGTGGAGCACCATTCTCTAAAAACCTTTACGATTTATTCTACGAAGGAACTGAACCAGGTTTAGACCCAGCAGGTTTATTCGATTATTCTAAAGGTCGTTGGTCAGCTATCACAGCAACAACCTCAATCCAAAAATGGAGTAACGGTAACTTAGAAGATGCGATTATTTCGGGTACAACTGATGGTAGTGGTCTTATCGCTTCAGGTAACACAAGAAAAGTTATCGTTAAAATGTGTGGTTTCGCTGACACAGGTGCTGGTAAATTAATCGGACCTAATGGTAATGAAATGGACACAGAAGAGTTCTTGTCTAACTTAATTATCTTTACAGGTGCTGGTTTAACAGTTGCTGAAGGCTCACCTTGTACAGTATCTACAGGTCCATTGTTGTTCAGAGTTGTTACTCAACAATATGGTCAAGGTATCGTTCAATACGGTAACACAGTAACTACATCATGGCCTTCAACAGGTAATGGTGGTTCATTTAAAAATATCTGTTCTGCAGATGGTTGTATTTACTTGGAAGTAGATTTATCTTGTCCAGTATGTGCTGATTGTAACTCAACATCTTTGGATGGTTACACTGGTACTACAATTTCGACAGGTTTAACTTCAAGTTCATTCTACGCAGCATGGAGACGTTACGAAGAGTTAGAATTCGAAGACAAAATTGGTGAAGTTTCTTTCGACCTTGAGTCAGTTACAGTTTCTGTAACAGAAAGAAAACTAAGAGCACAATGGTCTCCTGAATTGGCTCAAGACGTAGCAGCATTCCATAACATCGACGCTGAAGCTGAGTTAACAGCATTGTTATCTGAGCAAGTAGCAGCTGAGATTGACCGTGAAATTTTACGTGACTTACGTAAAGGTGCGGCTTGGAACCTACGTTGGGACTACAACGGTTGGAGAAGAATTTCTCAAACTACTTCTTACACTCAGAAAGACTGGAACCAAACATTGATTACAGCTATCAACCAATTGTCAGCTCAAATTCACAAGTCAACACTTCGTGGTGGAGCTAACTGGATTGTTGTATCATCTGAGGTTTCTGCAATCTTTGATGATTTAGAATACTTCCACGTATCTAACGCATCTCCTGAGCAAGACCAATACAACATGGGTATTGAAAGAGTTGGTACATTAGCAGGTCGTTACCAAGTTTACCGTGACCCTTACTTCCCAGCTAACCAAGTGTTAATTGGACACAAAGGAACGTCATTGTTAGACACAGGTTACATCTACGCACCGTATGTACCTCTACAATTAACTCCTACAATGTACAATCCATTTAACTTTACTCCAATAAAAGGTATAATGACGAGATACGCGAAAAAAATGGTGAACAACCGCTTCTACGCACGTATTACCGTTGATGGAGTTCGTACATTTGATTTAAGAGAATTGAGATAATCAAACCCTTAAATAAATCTTAAAAAGGTCAGAGAAATCTGACCTTTTTTTATATATAAAATTAAATAGTTGTTTTTTTGTAATAATATATTATATTTATATTATATGAAAAAGATTACCCCAACTGAGAAAGAAATTAATGAAATTAAAGTAATGTTTGTCGATGAACTTAAAGGATTACGCGAAATATCTGAAAAATTTAATTGGTCCACTTTTACCATAAGTAGAATATTAAAAGAAAATGGGGTGGTTATTAAAGGTAGTGGAAGAAAGTTTTTAGGCGGTAAAAAAGTTGCCGATAAAAAATATAGAGAAAAAAATAAAACACGACTTTCAGAAAGTCACCAAAAATGGTCTAAAGAAAATAGAGAACGTCTTAATGAGTATCATAAACAATGGAGAGAAAAAAATATTGATAAACATAGAGATTATAAACGTAAGTACGAAAAACATCGTAAAGATACTGACCCCATCTATAAACTAATCAATAATTTTAGAACCGCTATTTATCAGGTATTAAAAGAAAACAATGTTCAAAAAAACGGACATTATTTTGATATTCTAAAATATACACCTGAAGAACTTATTAATCACTTAGAAAAACAATTTAAAGACGGTATGACATGGGATAACTATGGTGATTGGCATGTTGACCATATAACACCCATTTCTGTCCATAATATAGTAGAAATTGGGGACGAAGAATTTATGAAATGTTGGTCATTAGAAAACCTCCAACCATTGTGGGGCGAGGAAAATATTCGAAAATCAAACAAAACTTAGTTTAAAAGTATTTATATGTAATGAATCTATTACGTCAATTAATCAAGGAATCTCTTTTGTTAGAAAAAAGGATTGCTCAAATATCAGCAAATATCGAAGTTACCTTTGCATTTGATATTGACAGAACACACCACGCCTACCTTAGAAGAAAAAGAGAGGGTATTGAAAATTATGACGAGAGAGAAATCTCTAATGGTGAAATAAGTTATATTGTTCAACAAGCAAGAAATGAAATTGCTGAAAAAATTATATCAGGAGACATTACTGAAGGCGAGGCCTTTGTTATTAAATCACCCGAAAAGGCAATGGCTATGTCAGTAGTTCCAAACCAAGAAATGGGTTTATATTGGAAACTATATATTACAACAGTTTTTAGGGAATCATATGACAATCCATTTAGGGTTGGTAAAGACCAAGTTGTAATTTGGGTGTAAAAAAACAGGGGGTTGTATCTGAATCGTTCCTTCCCTGTTTAAATCAGGATTCTTTCGCCCTGACAACGTAATTAAATATCTTGTATCTGAATCGTTTCCTTTAATTACAATACAAAGATACGACTTTTTTTTGGATTGTGTGATATTTATATAATAAAAACTAGTAAAAAATGAAAAATTTATTTTTAATAAATGAAGATGAGAGAAATAGAATTTTAAATCTTCATGAAACTGCCACAAAAAATCAATATTTAACCGAACAAAGTGATGAATTAACCAAATCAGCTAAAAGAATTGCTGCCAAAATGGCTAAAGCGGCTGTAGGTATGGGTACTGATGAGGACGCAATTGTTGCTGCAATACAGGAAATTAAAGACGGTAATATGTTTAATTTGGTTAATGGTTTAATTCCCGCTTATGGTATGGGTGAGTATATAACAATTGTTAATATATTGAATGGTGAGTTTGGTACCGACGATTTAAGTTACGTTGAACAAATTTATAATCACCTAAAAAGTATTGGAATTACAATGACCTACCAAGATGATGTTGATAGTAGTGGTAATGATATTTTTAAAGAAAATTCAATTAAAATTACTGTACCTAAAGTAACCCCAGCACCAGCGGCTTCAAAAAGTGCTGAGGAAACATTCAAAAATTTCCCATGTGTACCAACATTAGCCAATAAGAAGCGTATTAAAATGGAATCAAATGGTTCATTTGTTATTGGTAATTTTAGATACTTTGGTAATGGAAGAAAAGGTGACATTACAACAAAGCAAGTATTAAACTACACTTGTAATGATAAAGAATTTAAAACCGCAGCTTCATCTGGTGCGACCGCAGGAACAACTAAACCAAAAGCTTCAGTACCAACTGATGCTGATTTGGACAAATATTTAACCTCATAATAAAATGAAAAAAAGAATAATTTTAACAGAATCTGAAAAAGAACGTATTTTAAATTTACACGTTACCGCTAAAAATAGATTATCAGAACAACAAGATGCACAACAACCAGCTGCACAACAACCAGCTGCACAACAACCAGTAGCACAACAAACACCACAAGGTGGAACAACATCAGAAAGATGGAAAACCGCAACTTGTGCTGGTTTAGGTGCAAATAAAAAACCTGCGTGTAAAGATAAAGTTTTACAAGTACAGATAAAAATTAATGATAAATGCCCAACTGATAAGTTACCAACAAAATTAGTTGAGGATGGTATTTGGGGTCCAAAAACTACTACAGCGTTTACCGCTTGTGGTGGTGTTATTTCAGGAGCTCAATCAGCACCGACAACAGGAACACCACAAGATGGAACACAACAAGGTGGAACACAACAAGGTGGAACACAACAAGGTGGAACACAACAAGATGGAACACAACAAGGTGGAACACAACAAGGTTCAGCAGTATCTTTTAAATCTGATGAAGTTTAAAAAATAATATAAATGGAAAAAAAATTACTAACTGAAGAATTATATAACATGAAATACCTTTTTGGTTATCAAAGAGGTGTTGTTGTCAGTGAACAAAAATCAAAAAAAGTATCTTTTAATTGGAAAGGAGGAACCAAAGGTAATGTTGAATTAAATAACCCTTCAGGAGTTGTTGCAACTAATGTGGAATACGAAGGTGGTGAATACAACATGACCTTAATGACTAGTGGAATCAGATTAGGTACTAAAGGTGAAAGCACACCTGATACACCACCAGGAAAAACCCCTGAACCTATTTTTACCGAATTAGAATTAAAAGATTCTTTGTTTCCATATCCTGATAATATGGTTAAACCAAAATTTGATAGATATCCTGATGCTAAATCAGCTTACGACGAATTTATTAAAAAGATTGTTGATTTTTTAAGTGTTGCTAATACATCTAAATTACCTACTTTCACAATTCAAGGAACTGCCGACTCCGCAAGACCAACATTGGATGTTCCTTCAGGGTATTCTTCTTTAGACCATTCAGACACTCCACCGTACGCTGGTGAAACTGACCCAAGCAAAATGAATCAGTACTTAGCTGATAATAGAGGTGAAGAGTTGGGTAAAATAATTATACAAGACGTTTTAGATAAAACAGGTCAAGATATTACAAATAAAATTAAATATGAAACAGGTATAAACTATTATGGCCAACAAGATAAAAGGGGTTCTGAATTTAGAATGGTAACAGTAAAACCATCAAGTACTGAAGTTAGTGTGGATTTAGGTAGTAAAACAACAAAAACACAAGGCACCTCAGGAACCCAAATCCCCGCTGAAGCAATACCTGAAATTGAAACTTTTGTTGATTTAACAAAGTTTGGCGGTGGAGTAGTTCCCGCTAAAAGATTATCAAATACTAATACAGGTATATTAAAAACAGATGTTAAGGATTTAGGTGATGATGTATTACCAACTTTTGATTACAGTACAGGATTAAACGGAAACACAACACCTGAAGCTTATATAAGCGGTGACGAATTATTTATTGGGGGGTTGTCTTTCGGTAAATTTCAAAATCCAAGAGAAAAACAAGGTGTTTATGACACAAGAGCCGAATCAAGTACAAAATATGTTACTGAAGGTAGACCAGTATTAGTAGCTGCCAGAGATGAATATTATTATATTAGAGTTTTACAATTTACACTAACAACAATTAATTTAAGATAATAATAAAAAAGGTGGTATTAACCACCTTTTTTATTTTGGTTCACTGAAATAACCAACAACAAAAATAACTTTTTTTGTGACAACACTAACACCATCATGAAAAGTGTAAGTTCCTTCTGTCGCAGAATAACTTAAAAATTTTAGTTTAATAATTTTACCTAATAAAACATTTTTGTGTGGTTCAGAATCAAGAAAGTTTTGAATTGTTGATTTCGCTAAAGTTTCGTAGGTCATAGATGGGTCTAAGTATTTAAGAGTACAATTTTCCGCAGCACAACCTAAAGTTTGTTTTTTGTCAAAATATTTTTGTCTATCTGACAAACTGTTAAGTAATACTCCTCTATGTTCTTTGTAATTGCGATGCCAATTTTTATTTTGATTGTGAATTTTAGCGTTTACTGACAAGTAAGAAGATTGATATTCCGCACATTTGAAAGCAACGTCATTATATACGTATGTAACACCACTGTCTTTGGTAATTTCATTACTAACCTCTAACAATAAAGAATTAAGATACTTAATATTAAGATTGTTACCAATAGTGTCTTTTCTTGTTTGAGCGTTAAGAACACTGAACAAAAAGATTGACAATATTGTTAGGATGTTTTTCATACTTCAAAGATAACTAAAAAAAAATAAACACCAAAATTAATTTTCGGTTTCTTTTTCAATTTCTTGAGTTTCTTCTTTTTTGGATAACACTCTGATTGATTTTGAAATAACCTCGGTTTCACCTATAGAGTAAACACCTTTATCAAAGGCATGTCTAACCGCTTGTATTAACATAAATGTTGCCGACTCATTATCCATTGTTTGTAATATTATCTCTAAATGACCTTCGTTATACAATGGTATTGTTTTAAACAACTTTCCGAATAATTCTTCCTCTTGCATCCTTAATTATAAATTTGTGATATTTATAAGTATAGTTATTTATTATGTTAAAAGAAAGTATAATAAAAAAGGTTTTAAAAGAAATGACATCAACAAACGGTGTTGATGGATATGTTCCACCAATAGTGCCTGGTTATCATGAATTTGAAAAGTCACAATTAGCACCTTTCAGTATTAGTGTAACACCTTTTGACAGTCCTGAATTAGAACATGATGCTATGGATGGTAAAATGAGTACCCCAAAACACAAACGTAAAAAGATTGAAAAAAGAGCCGAAGTTGGTACCAAGCACGCAGAAAATAATTATGATTTTATAACTATCGGTGAAAGTGAATGGATTGATGTTGATAAAATACCTTTGAATGAAGATTTGGCAGTTTGGTTTGGTACAAAGAAAAAACCTAAGGGTTCTAAACAACCAAAAGGGCCTTGGGTTAATATATGTAGAAAGGTTAATGGTAAACATCCCCCATGTGGTAGACCTGATACATCAAAAGGTGCTTATCCAAAATGTAGAGCTGCGGGTGTTGCTGGTAAAATGAGTGATTCACAAAAAAGAGCGGCGTGTCAACAAAAACGTAAAGCAGAAAAACAAGATACACAAACAGGTAAAGGACAAAAACCTGTAATGACTTCATACAAACCAAAGAAAGAAAATGTTTTAAGTAAAAAGACTATTGTTGAAAAATTTAAAATAGAACCTAATGAAAAAGAAAAAATATATGAAGATGATAATTTCTTATTTGTAATACCATTAACCCATGCCGCGTCATGTAAATACGGTGCAAATACTAAATGGTGTACATCATCATCTGACGAAACTATGTTTAATAAACATAATAAAATGGGTTCATTGGGGTATTTAATCATTAAGGATATAGAATTACAAAAAAAATTAGAATCATCTAAATTTGGTTTTTATATTAATAAACCAAATGAAACTTATTTAGGTGGAAGATACCCAAGCCCTGATGGTATAATAATTTATGACGAAAAAAATAATGTGGTAAATTATGACAAAATTATGAATTTATTTGACAGGTATAATTTATATGGTAAACTTATGAATATAATCCATGAGTTTACTAATTACAGTAATAATAAATTCGAACAGATGGGTAATTCAAAAACTATTAAATTAACCGAATCTGATTTAGTTAGAATTGTAAAAAAAGTTTTAAGTAGTAAATAAGTTAGGGATTACTAACTTTTTCTAAAATTGTGTGTAAAGAGTGTTTTATTTGTGAGTGAATTTCAGACTCATACTCTTGTCTAATCTTTTCAGTTTTTTGGTCGTATATGGACATTATTTTGTCCCACTCTCTTTGTGAAACTACTACATCATAATGATAAACGTGGTTTGTAATACTAATCTGTCTTTCGTATAAAACAACAAACAAACCTAGTGTTTTATTTTTTATGTATTTTTTGTAGGAGATTGGTGCTATGGCAAATTCTGAGTCATGATGGGAGACCAGTTTTCTACATATGGAAACACATATCATTTCGTTTGAATTTCTATGAATATCAGGCGTTAATACTCTATATTTGTGCCACAGAACGAACTTAACGTACATTCGTTTTAATATTCTTTTTAAGGACCGATTCATCATTCAAAATTTCATTTACACAAATATAGTAAAGTTTATTTATTAATCAAAAGTAATTTTAAAAAATCAGACCAAGTTTCTAAATTATTTTCATTACGACCTATGTTTGCAGAATAACAACATAATACCACATTTTCTTTTGTATACCCTTTATTTCTGTCAAGTCTGTCCAAAGAAGGTTGTTGTGGGTGTTTTTTATGATTTGAAGGTATTAAAGGGATTTTGAACCAATAACATAAACCGTTTTGTTTATTAAACATTTCATTCACATCATCAACGGTTAAGGTATTCTCAATTTTACGGTGTTTTGAATCGTGTATTAAAGTGTTTTGCCAAAGACTAACCCTTCTTTCTTTTTGCTTAATACCTTCCATTTTTCTATGTTCGGGGTCTAACCTTTTTTTTCTCTTATATTCTCTAGTTTCAATTAAAATACACTCCTTACATCTATTACCTCTTTGTGTTTGGTAAAAATCATTATCTGATTTAACATCGCCACATTTACTACATTGTCTACCCATACTAATAAATATATGGATAGACATTAAAACACAAAAAAAAAAGAGACTAAATGTCTCTTTTATTTTTTAACAATAAGGTGGTGAACATCTTTTTTTACCATCAAGACCTTTTATCTTTCCTTTACAAACCTGTACTCCATGCCCATTACTATATGCACTTGGAAATACGTCGTACCTCGCCTTAGCAGCGGCTTTACCACGAGCGCATAATTTAGTACCAGTCTTTTTACGACCTTCTTCCATAACATCTGTGTTTGAAGGAACCATAACTTCATCCCCCATTTTGTGATATCGTTTGGTTTCATTCATCAAGAAGTCAAATACTTGGTCCATATTATTTTTAGCTTCGGCAATATGGTCTTGAGCCCAATCATGACCATCACTTAAAATAGATTCAATTTCACTATGGTCTAAATCAAGTAATAAATCACACTGTCTTCTCATTTGTTCTAAATTTGAAAAGAACATATATCGTTGGGTTTTTTGTTCTGATAACATTTTTCCCATATTTTTTGACAAAACTGATTCATTGTAAGTGGAACCCAATGTAATATATCTTTGTTTATCTTGAACCTTTTTTAACATTTTTATAATTGTCCTTAATAACACCTTAGACTCCTTACTTAAAGGTCTTTTTTCTTTTTTATCACGAAGAGATATTAAATATTTTTTAAGTTCACTAACCATTTCGTCATTTTTTACTACCGTACCTGTGAACCCTTGATTGTCCTTAAATGGTCTCATACCCTTACTCCATTCAATTAAATACCCAAGACACGCTTTAACAACATCATCATAAGTTAGAGATATTCCTTCAGGCGATGTCTCCACAATCACCCTTTTAATAATTCTGTTTAAATCTTTTTCGGTTAATTTAATAGTTGTCATTTTTTAAATTTTTTTTCATTTGATTTATGTACGCTTTTTCTGCAAAGTCTAAAAACTTTTCACCGTAAATATCGACCAAACGATTCATAAGTAATTGTGGGTTTTTTCTTAGATATCTGAGAACGTCATTTGGAATTTGTTCTTCGTATTTACCAAACAAACTTTCAACTTCTTTCTCTCTTGGAGTCATTCTAATATTGGGCTCAACCTTGAATCCCATATCTCTAACCCCTAATTCTTCATCTTCTTCTCTAATACTTTTAATACTATTCTCAATTAATTTTGTTAATTCTGATTCAGTTAGTCTAATTATTTTTTTCATAATTGTTTTTTTTCATATTTTAAGCGTTTAATCCGTTACCACCAATAACGATAGCGTTTAGTTGGACAATATCTTTAAATTGACCGTTTGTGTAAACAGGGTGGGGAGGTGTAACTGTAAAGGTTGAACCTGAACACTCAACACAAACCAATGATTCGGTATTAGCACTTAATGGTTCATAACAATCGTCACAATCGTTAAATGGTCCATAAGGGAATGACATATTAGGGAAATTGTTTGTTGTTTCCCCTGAAGCGATTGATGCACATAATCCATTATTTAATTGATATATTTTTGAAAAATCAATACCTGAATCATTAATAATATATTCGGTTGATACACCCTCAACACAGGTGGTTGCTGTAATTATTCTATTTGCCATTTTTTTTTATTTATAAATATCTTTTATTGTTCCAAATATTTCATATTAACTATTTGAAATTTTATTTGTTTTTTGTAAGTGTTAACTTCTCCACTACTCACAACCTGAATATCAATATAATATTCATTAGGTATTTTATCTCGTGTGTCAAATATGAAATAATATTCGTTTGGAGTCCTGTTAATTTTTGTCCAACCTTGAACTTCAACTTCTGTTTGACCTTCTCTAACATACACTCTGTAAGACGCATCAACATTTTGTAATAATTTTTCAGTTGTGTAAGCTTGTTTGATGATAACCCCAACTTTTCTAATATCAGAATTTAATATTTTTTCATCTTGTTTGATACCGTAAAAATCAAACCCATATAATTTTGGGTCGGCAGAATTTGTACCAATTTGAATTGAGTTTTTAAGTGGTTGTACAGTAAATTCATTATATTGAATTGGTAATGGAAACCCGTTTAAATTAAGATTGTACCATTTATCAGTGAACACACATGGTGTTTTATATCCTACTAACGGAGGTATAACGACTTCATAAACCCCTTTTGTTCTTCTACATGTTGTCAAACCTGTTAAACCTGGTATTGGGTCACCAGATAGGTCTAAAATGTCAACCAAAGGATTGTTATCTAAATTAATTGGGTTACCACTATCATAGAGATACAAATACAATTTATTTGATTTACCTAATGAAAATAAATTTCTATCATCATCAATTAAATCATTATAATTCGTTTCTAAAAATGGTTCGTAAAAAGTTTGAGTATGTCTAGTAAAAAATTGTACCTCATATGTATTAGTTAGACCTGTTAAACTTTCTACTTGAGGCTTAAACGCAATGCCCCATCCTGCAACATTTATTAAACTACCATTAATAATTAAGTTTATTTCATTTGTCATATCAAACGAAATATTCTCATTACCAAATTCAAAATGTTGCGTATCTACAATAGTTAAACCTGAATAATTAACATTACCCGTATTGTCATTACTGTAAATTCCATCTTCAGTCCAAACACCTATCGTTGTTGTTTGATACCAATTTGATGGTCTATCAGAAAAATTCTTATCAAAATTACTGTATTCGTAAATTAAATCCGCAAAATCATATCCAACACCCTCGTCCCAAATTTGAGGGGTGTTTTGGTCATCATTGATATATGGAATTCTAAAAAGAATTAAATCAAATGATGTCGCTCTTATTCTACCTTGAGATGTTGATGTATTTAATAGTTCTAAATCAAATGTTGAAGTATTAACCATTCTCAAAGTATGTGTCATATTATTAGTACAACCTGTAGTTATTGTACCGTCCGAAATTTTTTGTAAAAGAAGAGATAAGTCTAAGTTAAAAATAAATCTACTAAAACCATTAGGGTATTGAGATACTGCTGTTGTACCAAAAAACAGTTCAGTTACAGGGTTTCTACCTGTATTTGTAAAACTATTAGATATTAAAGTATTGTTTTTACTAAAATACGAATTATTAATTGACATTTAAGTGTTTTACTTATAAATATCAATTAATCCTTATTTGTTGATTTAATACCGTATTTTCTGAGTTTGCTAATATCGCGTCAATTTCTGCACTTGTTTGACCGTTACCAGCAGCCACAGGAATTGGTGGTACTGTAGCTATGGCGTGAACGTGACCTGTAACGTATGAGAATATTTTTCTTAATAAAATCATAAGTTCGTCACCCCTAACCATTGCGTATGTTCTATTTTGAATCGAGCTATTATCACCAATAAATTTATCTTGACTAATTCCGTAAATTGTGTTATATAAATCTACTTTACCTTTTGGACCTTCGGACATTTGAGATAACAAATAAACATTTTGACCACCTAGCACGGCATAACTTACATCGCTATCCACAAAACTTGTTTCAGTAAATTCATCTATCTTTGTATCAACTTGTGGACCAATAGCTGCCACACCATTTTTGTTCTCCGAAACTAAAAACCATCCGCTATTAACTAGTCCCGTATTTAATTTTATTTTACCATAAAATTTAGTATAATTAACCAATTCTTTTACGTCATTTATAACTTGTGAAGGTGCAAATTTAATACCAGTTTCATAACTTTTTTTTGATGGTGTAACAACAAAGGGAAACGTTTGTTCTGGTGATAAATTTGATGCTGATTTAACGGGATAATCTGGTATATTAGTTAGATTACCCTTAAAAACGCCCTCAATAAATTTATTAATTAAATTAGACGATTCCTCAAAAGTCTTCGCATTAAATTTAATTTCCTCCAAAGGACCCGAAAAATCAGTACCTATCGATAAATTTAGTATAGTATCCGCTTGAAAATTTTTAGTATTAACTTTTCCTGATGGTATTACATTATATAAACCAACGCTCCCATTAAATGAATTTTGACCGTTTTCTAAATTTTGAATATCCCAAATTATCATCTTTTTTACCACTTTAACATTCTCAACAAACCTACTTTGTTTTTTTGTTTCACCTGTTATTTTTTCTCGACCAAAATAACTTAATTGTAAAAAAGACCTGTCATTATTGGCTCTTGGTAATTCGCCAGGTACTAAAGATTTTGTTTTTCCCGCTCTAATTAAAACAGAATCTTCAAGACCAGTTTCACCCTGTCTTGATTTAAATATAATGTCGGAAAATCTTCTACCTAAAATTGCATTATCTCCTGGCATTGGGAACACCCCCTCACTCCAATCAACTTTAAATGAACCATCAGGATTTCTAACACCAGGTATTTCTTTAATTAAATCACCCGCGGCTAAATATTTTTCAGCAGAATTAAAGACCTCATTAGGGCTTAACATTGGGGATGAAAAAGGTCCTTGAATGTAAAACTGATTTTTGTTTTGAAACTGTTTATTCATGTATATAATATGAATATATTCAGTTTCTCTTGGAACTTGGCTAACAAAAAACGGTAACAAAGGCATAAATACTAATGGGTCAATAGATGTCCATTTGTATTGTTCTTTTAAATCACCATTTTCTATTTTAGTCGTATCAATACCTGAAATCATAGATTCAATGTCCTTGGTTACAGGTCTTGCTCTAACTCTACCTAGCATTGCAGGGTCTTTAACATCGACTACAATACCTGGAAATAAAATTTGATGTTTGTTTTGATTATCTATTTTCATTTTTTATTTCTTGTTTTGTATTCTTTTAATACCGTATTATAAGTTAATTCTAACTTATCTAAATGTTCTGTTAATTTTAATATTTGTTCTTTAGTAAAATTAAAATCTTCTTGAATAAAGTCCATCGCAAATTGTAAGTCTTTATTTGAATGTGATTTAAAATCTTTTACAATTCTTAAAGTTTTTTCGGCTTGTTCTTTTTTAGTCATATTATACACTCTTACCAAATCCACTGGCGGGGACTGTTAATCCCGCTGGTGTCATAGTTAATGGTGGAATCGCCACCTGTAGTTTACCATTTTCAGCTTCTTCACTAGCCATCGCTTTCATTTGGCCAAACATTTGAAGTACTGTTAAGTTAGGACTACCATCTGGCATTGCCCCTGTAGGTATACCCATTTTTTGCATTTCCTCAATGGCTCCGATAAACGCTCTTGTTTCTGAGTATCCGTCCATTAATTGAGACGCGAACAATAACGGTAAGGGTACTTCACCGCCCCAACCAGAAGTTAAAATTCTTAGTAACCATAATATTTCATCTATCACGCTTTTACACCTTCGCCAATCTGATATAAATTCAGCAATTAGTATTAATAATTGAATTAATTTTAATATTATAATAATTCTTTTATCTAATTTTTCTTTTGCAACATCTAAAATTATTGCCTGTAATAAATTTTTAATGTCTTTCTTAATTAGATTAAATAATTCCTCAACAAAAATTGCCCCAACTCTTGATACAACACAGATTACAAAATCTTTAAATTCTTTCATAAATTTAACCAATGTGTCAATAACATCAACAATGTCATTACCTAACGATTTTAATAAAATCATAATTGGTAATAAAACTTTTGGGCTTAATAATGCTGATATTAATCCTTGAACAATTAACTTAACAAAATTTAAATCTACCGCGGCATTTATATTACCATCAATCGCAAATCCTTTCCAAGCAGGATTGTTAGTTAATGTGTCGGTTAAAGCATCCGCAGCATCAACCAAATCCTTATCCTCAACAAAATTTAAATTATTTAAACCTTCTAATATCTCTTGGAAATTAACAGGTAACTTTACATTACCACATTCCTCAAACTCAACAACACCATTTTTTATATTTGTAATTCGTTGGTCAATATTTCTTAAATCAATGTCAGTAAATTCAAAAAATGAATTATCAACACCATCTAACTCGGCTAATTTTGCAATACCACTAACATCAATTTCACTTTTACCGTCAAAACATAATCCTAAGATTCTTTGAATCAATAATAAAAATTTACTCGTGTCATCGGCTTGTACAATTCCCACATTTGCACTTATTGATATTGCACCGCTCAATGACTCCATTATGTAAGCCATTATGTTTGTAAAATCAACAAGTTTAATTGACTTGTAATAATCAACTAAAAAGGTTCCTACTTTGTTAACATTGTTAAGTCTTGATTGTAATGTTATTTTAAACCAAGGACCTGTTTGACCAAAATTATCAAACTCAACGTATTGAATATCAAATAAAGGTTGTGTTGAGGCTCCTAAATATAACTGACCATTATCTACTGAGTATGGATTACCACTTTGTATCCTTTCATACAATTCTTTATTCATTGCAAAAGGATATACTTGAACATTTATTGGGTATTTTTCATATAGAACCCTACCATCATCAGATGTTGGGTCTTTTTTAAGTAAGTTTATTAAATCTATAGAACTTACCTTAATGTATAATATTTGAGGGTCATAAGTTTGCTCTTGGTCACAACCAATAGCTTTTAGTGAACAGTCTTGAACAATCTCAGAAATTTTTGGTTCAATATTTCTAAGAGTTTTTAAAAGTAATCTTTTAATATACCTAATCGAGTTACTTCCTTTTCCACCTGTTACATTATTAATGTCGAGTAATTGCTCAAACTGATTTTTTATTTGTCTTTGAAACTTTTTAGTTTCTTGTTTTAACTTGTCAATAGATTCTGTAACATCACCACTAAACTCTTCAAAAGAATCACCACCCTTTTTAGTTGCCTGGTCATATTGATTTTTTAAATCATTATAACTTTTAGAGGCTTCAATTTTTCTTTTAGCACTATCGTAATCTAAATTTAAATCTAAAGACATTTAATTAAACTTATTTCATTTTGTAACCATCATTGTCTTTCGACAAATCTTTTTCAATCAAACTTTGTAATGTTTCATCGTCCATACCTAAATCCGCGATTGAGAATGATTCACTACCTGTGTTAGTTTTGTCCCACATGGTTGATTGTAATTTTGATAGAGTTAATTTTTTCTCTAAACAATCATTGATAATTTTTTGTTGTTTTTCGATAACAGGACCTATTAACGTCATATCCTCAGGTTCCTTCATCATACTTAACATTTTATTTTGAATTCTAATTGCGGTATTTCTTTGTTCAACTAATTCATTATATATCTCTTGCATTAGAGATAACATAGATTCTTTAGTTAAAGTAATTTCTTTTTTTTGAGGTCTTGGCATATCTATAAATATTAATTTTGATTTTTTTTATTTAACCATACTTTCTATTAAATTATAGTACATGATTTTGTATTTCTTCATGGAACCTCTAATTTCTTTAGTGTCATTTCTCTTAATGAAAGAAGAATTACATTTTTATTAAATTTATTATTGTCATTACCAATAAAAATTTGTTCGTAATTATCAAATAATTCATATAATGCGTGCCCTAACTTAGATTCGTTTTCGGATAAATTTTCACTATCTAAAAAATTATCAAGTTCTAATAAAAATTTTTTTATCACATTTTCAGAATCAATAACATCAGAATCAATATCATATGAATATGATGGATTGTTTTCTAAATTAGATGATATATCCTCGTAAGAAATTTTTCTATTAATTTCTTTTTGGTCTTTAATTATTTGACCCATCAAATAATTTTTACAAATTGTTCCAAAATAAGAATAAGCCTTCTTTTCCTTTGAAGGCTTAAATTTTTCTACTTTGGTCATTAAAAATGAATGAGTGTCCACATGTATTTCCGTAAAATCCATGTCTTTTCTATAGAGTTTGTATCTTCTAATAATTGAAGATATCATTTTGTCTAAAGGTTTTCTTAAAAACTCATTGTAAATCTTATTTCGTTCCTCGTCACTTTCCGCTTGTAAAAATCTAACAACAGCCTCTTCTTCAGGGGTATCAAAATAATTTTTTTGTTTTGGTTTTCTACCTTTCTTTTTTAACTCAACATTTGTTTCACCACTTAGTTTTAAATTTTCAGTCATTAAACTTGTTGAGGTTCATATTTTATGGCTCTATCATTAATAAAGAAATATTCTTTCTTGGCCGACTCTATCCAAAATTTAACTTCATCCTCTAACATTCTATCTTCACCATTTTTGTAGTTCCAAAAAATAGAACCATCTCTTAAGTTAGTATGTTTGTATCCAATTCTTGGAATCGACATAATTTTAACTGAGTTATGTGTCATTCTTAAAAAGAATTCATAACCAAAAGTAAGTTTAAATGATGGTTTCATTAAACCATAATCAATAAAGGATGACTTTTTAATTACCATACCTGATGTTTGAAAATTTTGGTAATCTAACAAAGTTTCGTTAGTTAGGATACCCATTTCAGGAGTAAAGTTAGCTGCGAAAGTCGCTTCGTTAGTAAAACCAGCAAACTTACCTTGAGCGTCAGTATCCACAACAATAGGTAAAAATACGTCAACATCTGAATATGAGTTAGAATACAAATCAACATTTTTAAACCAAATACTTGAGTATTCATCATCCATTTCAAATAACGATACCCATTTAGATTTTGCACTACGAACACCAATGTTAATCTGTGATGCGTAATTAGGTTCTTTAGTCCACTCAACCTTAATAACACTTAAATCGCCAAAATCAAAATTGTTTAGGTAGTCGACCAAGTAAGTTTCGTTTGTGTGAACAATAATTAGTTCATTAATACCTACTTTTTGAATCTTCAAGGATTCTATACATTTTTCAAAATACTCAGTAAAACCATTAGATTTTCCTGATTTAATCGGTAAAATAACCGAAACGTCAAAAGTTTTTTTCTCTTCCATATTATTCTTCTATTGTTTGTAGTTTAGATAATTGTTCTTCAAATGAAGACATTCTTTTATTTAGGTAACCCTCAAATAGGCTTACAGACACTTTATAAAATTCTTCTTTAGTTGATAAATTTTCAACTGTTTTTAACATAGATTCATACAAGTTTGGGTTTAAGTTATCCTCCAACCAATTTTGTATATAATCCGCAACATAGTCTACAATGTGTATTTTATTATTAACCCAAATACCATTATCTTCATTCATCCATTCAGGTAGCATGTTTGGAACTAACCCTAATACTGGTACACCACATTTCATGGATTCTAATGGGAACGTACCGTATGAACTTGTTTCGTCAATCCAAACTGACAAACAACAATCTTTTAATGTGTTCGCAAATTCTTTTTGAGATAAACCTCTCATATCTCTAAATGTTACCCATCTATATTGTGGGAACTTAATATAAAAAGATTTAATCATGTTGACAGAATCTTTTTGGTCTCTACTATGAACCGCAATAATTGGTTTTGATGGGTATTCTGATTTAATAAATTCTTCAGAAATAAAAGGTTTTAAAATATCATATGATACGTTTTTCATAACACCATCAAGATATTCTTTTTGAGTTTCTGATGTGGTAATACATTTGAAAAACCCTAATTGAGTCCAAGTCTGTCCTGGTTGTAAAGTCTCTAAAAGATGGTCATACGCTTGAGATAAAACTATTTTACCACAAGGTAATTTAGAAATTTGACTCATAACAAAACCATAAAGCTCTGGAATAACTATAAAGTCTTCAGGTGATACTTCTAAATTTTCACCCTCAATCGCTTTGTGAGGTAACGCTGTCATAAAATCACCTGACATCCATGTTGAAACGCCCATATAATCAGGTTTTTCATGTAGCATAATAGGATTATATCCCGCGTCCAACAACGCCATACCTAAATTGTAAATGTATGATATAGAGGCCTTTGCGTTACCTCTAGTATCTTGAACTAAAAGATAAATTCTTGATTTTTTATCTTTCATGTTCTGAATTGATTTTTCTAATTTTTCTAATTTATCCTGTTCCATATTTAATATTTGTTTAATAATTTTTTATTTAATAAAGTGTTAAATGCTAATTTAAAAGGTATTGTTATTTCGGAGCTTTTACCACCCAAAGATTCATCTATTTGTTCGTTTTCGTCCATTAATACCTCTAACATTAGTTTTATGGTTTCATATTTTACAATACTAATATGATTACCTTCAGTTTCTCCTGATGAAGATTTATTATCTTTTATTTGAATGTACTCATCAATTGCGTCTAAATCTAAGTAATAATGGTCTCCTAAAATTTTTAACATTATTTTAATTGTTTAATAACTTCTTCAAGTTCTTTTATTTTGTTTATTTCGTATTTTGTTATAATTTCGTTATTATATTCAGTATTATATTTTATTAATACTTTATCTAACGGATGTTCTAATAATAAGGCGGGATTTGCCGTAAGTAAAACATCAATTTCATTCCACATTGAATTTATTGTTGTATTACTATAAAATTTTACTTTTTCAAATTCACACCCAAATTTAGATAAGAAGAATAAAGA